TAGATTGATTATTTATGTTATTAGTATTTATTTCTGTTTGTTGTGTTTGAGGATCTTCTTTTTGTTTTTTTGACAATTAAATCCTCCTTTCTTTATTAATATTATTAATATTTATTGACAATTATAATTGTAATATGTTATTATGAGAATGAAAATACGAAATCATAGTCTGAATCATCTTCTTCACTTTCTAAAAATAAAGAAATGTAAAATAGCGGATACACAAGTGCGGAATAGCGATCTTTGTCTAATCTTTTTATAACTGGTTCAACAGTTATAGTAGTTTGTGTTTTCTTTAATTTTAAATTAGCAACTTCATCAATTAAAAATTGTACTTGGATACAAGCCATTTCAATATCTCGTAAATAATCTTCTTTAGAATCTTTCGGTAAATTATCTTTAATATCATCAAAAGTTTTAATTAATTTCAACGTATTAGATTCAACATAATTAATAAATGTTCTGATAATGTCCCCATTAATACCTTGAGACTTTAAAACGTAGAGTACCTTTGGAGCATTAGAAGATTTAGATTTATCTTCTGTATTAATAGTTGCCCATGCACCATATTCTTGATTTGTTTCAAAATCAGTAACATCTTCAAGTAATTTTTCTACTAATCCCTGACCAATTGTATTTCCATCAATTACAACAGCTTTAACTCTTGATTTTATTAAATCTAAATTTCCACCATACTTATAAAAGACTCTTTTAACTATAACTGATTGCTCTTCATAATTTAATCCATTTGGAGGATTAATTATATTATGTAATTGTATTTGTCTAATAGAACCACTTGTATTTCTTATAATTTTTAAAACAACTATTGATGTTTTATTGTTGCTTTCAGAATTACTTCTAGCAACATCTATTCCAATTACGTATTCACATAAATCATAATTCCCTTTTTTATCTCTTGGACATTCTAATTCAGGAGGACTAACAACTCTTGCTTTAATTAATTTACTAATATTTATTAACGCCCCATCACTGACCCCGATCCAATCGCACAAATAATTTTGTCGAAAACGTATAATATTATTCTTTCTTGATTTATCAATTACTGATTTTTTTTGTCTTCCAAAATGAACAGGTATAAACCAATCTGAACCAAATACAAATGAACCTTTTAAATCAATCATATCTCTTGACATTTTTAATATTTTTTCATATTCATCTGAATTTTTATATCCAGATGTTGAAAATCTATTAATTTGTCCATTTAATTCTTCTGGATCAGTTTCTCCTGTCATAGTAGTTCGTGCAATATTAAAAATAGGCTCAATAGCATCATCATAAGTTTCTTTGTCAATTAAAGCAGATTCTTCCAAACCACCTCTTCTTCTACGAAGACCTTTGCTAGTTTGAGCATTTGCAAGACTATCTACTATACTTCCATTAACAAATTCTACTTTACCAGTGTCTTTTGTAAAATTTGCAGACCTAATATTTTCGGCAAAAGAAGGGTAGAATCTCAATATTTCATCATGTTTATCTTTCCAAATTTTAACAGCAGATTCTTTTGTAGATGCTGTTACCGAAGTATTAATGTTAGGAAAACAACAAGCAGTATGATATTGATTCATAATGTGCAATAAAGTTTTTGATATTCCTCTTGGAGCACAAAAATAATCTTCTTGAAAACGAGATATTAATCTAAGCATCACCCTTTGATGAAGATCAAATGTTAAACCACCAGTTTCTGGTTTATACATATCCCAAAAAATATCTGGCATCCATCTTAAGAATGAACATAATTCAGCAAATTGTGAAATATTTTTTGATATTATTGAAGAATTATATTCTGATGCTTTTACAGGAGATTCAAAGGATGGTTCATATATATCATATCTATCTTTTTCATGTTTTTTATTTTTAGATTCAAAATTAGAAAAACTTGCCATTATGCATCACTTTCCTCATAAATAGGTTCTTTGTAAACTTTCCCTAAATCTCTAAAAACATTATTTCTTTTTATTTTTTCATTCTGTATAGCTTCTTCACTATATCCTTGTTGTACAAAAAATTCATTAAGCATTTCATCATAGAAATTCCAAATATCCCTATATTGTATTCTTGATTTATCTTCTAATCTACGAATATAATTAACAACACACCAGATAATTAAATCTGCATCATCATATGGTTGTTCTTTAAGATGAGGGAGAGTAGGTATAATTCCAATTGTTGATTCAACAGCTTCAAATAATTGAGGTAATAAATCTACACCACCGCTAATATCTGATTTAGATAATTGAGAAACATTTATTTTTGCTGCTGTTGCTGCATCTTTTGCCATCGATGCCCATTCTTTTGCTTCTTTTACATCTCCTCTTGCAGTTGCTAATTCTTCTTTTACTCTAAACCTAATATAAGTAATTAATCCTTCTATATGGAAAGATGTTTTTTCTCCATAATTATCAATTAATTTATTCCATTTTTTTTCAAAATAATAATATTCTTCTTTTGAATACCCATAATTCCATTTATCTATAATTTTATCTGTGACAATAAAATTATCAATACTTGAGTTAGAATTATTTGTGTTTTCATTATCCATATTATTATAATTCAATTCATTTTCTAATTCTGGTAAAAATATAGAATCTGACCAACCTAATGTACGATATTGAACCATTTGCAAATTTTTAACATAGCAACCCCATGTATCTGTTTTGTCTTCAAGTGAAGATTTCCATAAATTATATATAAAGGGACGATCAATAAGTCTTAAAGTTTCTTTTACTTTATCCAAAGTAACATTTCCTTTTTCATCTGCAATCATTTTTCTCAAACAAAATTTACAATACGGTATTCGTCCACTTTGATGAATTGGATTATAACTAATATAATATTCTGAATGCTTTTTAGGTTCAGTACACGCAGCACAAGTTATTTCAGTAACTTTTTTTTGTGATTTTACAGATGTACTATTATTTTTTTTTATTGGAGGCAATTATTTCACTCCTTTTAAAACTAATATCCTATTTCATATAAACTATCTATTAACTTTAATTCATTATTCTCATTTAAAGTATAATTATAAGAATGATAGTTACCTAAAATACCATTATTATTTATATATTTCATAATTAAAAATTTACATTTTTTTAAATCTTCTAATATGTCTTTCTCCCATAAATACAATATTTCTATATTTTTATACTTTTTTATATATGTATGTTTTGCTTTGTCTTTCCCTATTATTTTTGTTTTTCTGCTATTTTCTAAATTCATTACTGGACTACAATGAAAAAAATTTCCTTGAACTTCTATCATTAAATTATAATTAGTTAAATAATTATCAATCAAATAATATTTGCAATCATATTCATCTTCAAAATTAATATTTAAATCATTAAGCAAATTATTTATAATCAATTGTGGCTTAGTTGGTTTTTTAGAAAAATTTAATTTCTTTAATCTTATTACTGCATTTTCTGCTGCTTTTAACCTCATTTCAGGAGTCCATATTTCATCTGCACGACCAAATATTGGACTATTTTCACCACTTAAATTTTTACTTCTCCATTTTCCCATACATTCTCTAGAACAAAAATAATTCTCTTGATTTTGTGTATTAATAGGAGTCAATTCTATATCTTTACCACATTGATCACATTTAATAATAGTTCTTTCTACCCATCTTGGATTATTTTCTTTATTTTGATCTGGTATCATTTTAAGATTATTAATACCTGTCTTTACTCTTATTTGATACAAATAATCTTTATCTTTTGATAATCCTAAATTATATACTTTTGTCATTACTGAGTTAAAACCCCTGTTTGGGAAATATATATTTACTAAATCTTCTGTTTTCATATTAGAATAATTATCAATTAAAATTTGTTCTTCTTCTTTTGTCCACCAAATATCTTTTGTCAATTTTAATTTACTTGCTTTATCTGATATTAAGCCTTTATTTTTACCAATTAATAATACTAAATCATCCATATCTGTAAAAGAATAATTATTTATTAAAATATCTAATTGCTCTTTTGACCATGCAAGATATTTTAAATACTCTTCATTTTTACATAATTTTAATACTCTTGTTGCATAATCCGATATTTGATAAAAAGTTCTAGTAGGAAAATATACATTAACTAAATCTTCATTAGTCATAAAAGGATAATGTTTAATTAATATATTATCATCATCTTTTGTCCATTTTTGAGATTTCCTTAGAGCACCAAATTTTTCACCTTTACATTCTCTACATACATTTCTAAATCCATCTAAACATAATTTATCTTTATGATAATATTCTTCATTCAAAGGTAATGTTCTTTTACATTTTTTACAAACTTTATCTATTTTATTATATTCTCTACCACGATTATTTAATTGGCATTCAACACAAATATTCATAATACCATCAGACGACCTTTTATTAGTATTAAATTATCAAATGATAAAATGTTTTTACACTGTTTACACTTTTTACGTCCTTCTAAAATATTATTTTTGTTTTTCTTATTACTTTTGCATTTTCTGCAAACATAACATAAACCATCTGTTCTACTTTTATCATTATGAAAATATTCATTTGTTGCAGGAAATTCTTCACCACATTTACTACATTTCTTTAATTTATTTTCTTCATTCATCTCAATCAACCTCCTGTAATTTTATTCTCCTGTGTACCCATTACATATAAAAAATAAAAAGAGAATACGCACAGGAGAATAGGGGAGCTACCCCTATAATTCGCATTCTCTTTAAAACAAACAATATTATATTAATAATCTCACCATATTTTTATAAACAACAAAAGAGACTGTATTAAACAATCTCCTTGACTTATCCATAAAACTTTATATTTAATTCTATATTTCTTACATCTCTATATAATCAACACAATAATTATCATCTTTTAATCTATTATCTATCTTATCTCTTTTCACCATATCAAATAAAATAGTCTTGCCACAAATTACATTATTATAAATCTCTCTATCAATTTCAGTATCTACTACAGCAAAATGACATCTATAGCCTCTTGCATTATCTCTACCATAAACGAATCTAATTGAACTATCATTATTAAATCTAATCTCAAAATAATCCTTAGACATATTAA